GTGCTACTCCGAGTTGTCCGAGAAAAATGTCAAAGAAATGGTGGACGGTATGGCCGTTGCTGTGGGCGCTGGGATGCTCCAGTGGGGTGACCTTGATGAGCAGCGTATACGCGAGATGTACGACCTTGCCGAGCGGGAGGATGTGAAATCTATTGAACCACTTGTTACCGTTGATGCAGAGGCTGAAGCGGAAGAAGGGGAAGACGCTGAGGCACAGGCTATTGAAGATAAGACAGAGCCTGAGGAAGAAAAGGAAATAGCGGAGAGTAATGAAGCAAAGACAAAGCTTTCTGCCCTTCCGAAAGTCCCCGCCTACGAGCGTGCTTTCACCAAAGCGATTTCTGATTTTGAAAACTACCTAGAGTCTGAGTATGCAAACTTTGACCGCATGGCAAATGAAGCAGAGGCAAAGTATAAAGAGGTTATGCTTAAATCTCTTGAGAAGGCCGAGACGGAGCGCAAGGACGGGATTGTAGTCATTTCCTCCACCCCTGCCAATGCACGCCTCTGGAGGGAAACGACGAAGGAAATCGACGCTATTACGAAGAGACTTGAAAAGAAGTGGGTCAATAGCCCTATGCAAAAGCGTATGTTCACCCAAAGCCAGAAAATGGCCCTCGGTGCTTTTGATATATTCTCCATGTCTTTGGCGGATATAGACCCCGTGAAGCTTGAGGGCATGATCCGAGGGTACAAGTCCAATATTATGGCTGTACTAGGAAACGACCCACGACGAGTCAAAGAGCAGATGGATATTATTCTAACGACGGGTGCTCAAAAGGAAGTAGCAAAGAAAGCGATTGAAGACATGCAGATTTTCAATAAAAACACGCTTAAACTCTCCGTACAGGCGCACCCTCGGGCCGCTTTCAATTCCATGGTCTATGACGAAGCAGAGAAAGGCGGGTTTACGTTCTTTAAAGTCCTCGTGCCGTCTAGCAGACTCAAAGACGTTTCCCCTTCAGGTATGACGATGGGTATTCTGTACTCTGTTATGACCGTGGCAGCGATAAATGCCTACGCTAACAAGGAAACAGACGGAAAGAACCCTTCCGCCGTACAGGGTCTTGGGCTTCACCACAACTCGTTTGAGTACTACATGCCTGTCCCTAGTGAAGACCTAGCAGAGCAGGAAGAGCTTGGAAGCTACCAAAAAAAGGAGCTAGAGGGCAAACTTGCGGGTGCTGCTGCTTAGTGTATACTTATTGTGTTCATATAATACGACCATGAAACAACGCTACATTTTCAGCTCCGTAGAAGTAGAAGACATTTCGGAAAATATTGCATACGAGTTAGTCAGGACTGGTATGCAGTATACAGACCGTTATGGCGATTTCGCTTTTACGCGAGAACAGCTTGAAGAGATGTCTACTAACTTCAATGCAGGCATAGCTGGCCATGAAATTGCTGTCGATGTTAACCATGACCCTGAGCGAAGGGCGTATGCATGGATACAACCTGGGTCGATGTATGTCGGGCCAAGTATGATAGTGCAAGGGGAGTATTCCTTGTACGCACGTTTGCATAGGTTTACCCCTGAAGGAGAACACTTCGTCAAGACTGGCGCTTTCCGTTACTTCTCTATTGAATACGTCAAAAGCTTCAATACGTGGATTGATGGAGTGAAGAAGTCCGCAAAGAATGTGATCCTAGGTCTAGCGCTGACAAACCGCCCTGCTGTAAAGGGCCTAGCGCCTACTTTTACTGATTTAAACCATTCCGACATGGAGATTTTGACCAAGCTCTTGTCCAACCTGAAGACGCGAGAAATCGTTTCTAAGGAAGACAAGGACATGCTGGCAACATTGCTCTCTGACCTCCCCGAGGAGGATGCTGAGGCCGTCAAGGCTGATGTGGAAGAGGTCAATGCAAAACCCGAGGAAGTCGAGAAGGAGGAGGTAGTGGAGGAGGAGAAGGCTGAGGACGCTGAACCTGCAAAGGAAGAGGCTCCCGAGGCTGATGCACCTGCTGAAGCGTCTCTCTCTGAACTCGTAACGATGAAGGAACAGGTAGCGACGATGGCTCAGGAACTCTCCGCTCTCCGAGCAGAGAAGGAAGAGGCATCTATCTCCCTTTTGTTTTCTTCTCTCGTTATTTCCGAGGAGAACCCTACTGGATTTGTGAAGACAAGCGAGGAGGCTGTAAAGTCTTTCCTCCGCTCTCTGAATGAAGGCCAGCGTGCAGAATTTTCTGCGCTTGTGAAGGATGTGAAAAATGTGGATTTCGTCGTACATGGTACGGAGGAATACGCGAACACTCCCGAAGATGCGATGGAAAAGAAAGCACAAAAACTTGCCGACGAGATGATGAAGAAGGATGAGAAACTCAAGAAATTTGAGGCTCTTTCTGCTGCATATAAGGAACTCGGCATGACTAAACCTACTAAGTAACTATTTCGCCACATGGCTAATACTGGAAACGTTACTACTGGACTCGTTACGAAGACCGTCACAATTGATACGGATTTGTCTGCTAAGCAGTACTACCTTGTCAATTTTGATGCTACGGATGAGAACGTGGTAAATATTGCAGCCGCTGCGCTGCTGTTCCCTTTTGTTCTGTTGGAGTGTTCTGATGGGTCTACTACCGCTGCTCGTGGTACTATCGCCGTTGGTGGTATTACTCAGGTAAAGCTTGGTGGGACTGTCGCTGCTGGCGATCCTATTGTTTCCGACGGAAACGGTAAGGGTGTTACCTCTACGACGGACGGAAACCGTGCAGGACTCATTGCAATGGAGGGTGGCGTTGATGGTGATATTATCACCGCTCTTGTCGCTCCTCATCAGATTTACGTTGCCTAATTACTAACCGTCTATCATTATGGCGTTCCCTATTCTCCAGAATGGCCGCGTTGATAAGCAGGTGACCAATGTGTTGCTTGCCTACACCAATGACGATTTCATTGTGGACAAAATCCTCCCTACGGTTCCAAACCTGAAGGAGGAAAGCGGTAAGATTGCAAGTTTGAACAACGAGCATCTCCGCATCTACGACTCTGTACGTTCTCTGTACGATGAGTCTGATCACCGTATGGAATTCAAAGTTTCCAACGATAAGAGCTATCAGATTGAGTACCATGACCTTGAAAGCTACCTCCCTGACCGTCTTATCGACCAGTTGCAGGAGCCTTTCGATGCACGCCGTGATGCTGCTCTGTCTCTTATGCAGTCTATTATGCTTGAGCGTGAAAACGCACTTGCTGCTGCTATGACTTCTACGTCTATTCTTACGAATAACACGACGTTGTCTGGAACTTCTCAGTTTAACGACTACACGAACAGCGATCCTGCTGGTGTAATCGAGACGGCTCGCACGTCTGTTCAGAACAAGATTGGTCGTGAAGCGAATTCTATGGTACTGAGCCGAAAGGTCTTTAATACCCTGAAGCGCCACCCTTTCTTTTTGAACCTTGTCCGCGGTGTTAGTGTGCTCTCCCCCTCTATGATGATTGATCTCTTGAAGGAGTATTTCGAGCTTGAGAATGTGTTTGTCGGAAAGAGCATCTATATCTCTACGAAGCCAGGTCAGACGGAAACGAAGACACAGCTTTGGGGGAATGACGTTGTTCTGTTCTACCGACCTAAGACGGCATCTCTTTTGACGCCTTCTTTCGGGTACAACTTTGCTCTTGCTGGGCAGAACCTCCGTGCATCTACTCGCCGTCATACCAATGACATGGGTGAGCTTGTACGTCTGGAGTATGCATATCAGGATAAAATTTTGGATGCAGATGTTGCATACCTTATTAAGTCCGCCGTTGCATAAACCTTGTACAGGTAGTACACTAAGGGAGCTTTTTAGCTCCCTTTTTTAAAACTATGCCACGAGGAAGAAAACCCGCAGAAAAAGTAGAGGCTTCCGTAGAGACGCCTATGGACGCTCCTATTCAGATGAACGAGACACCAAAGGGGGACGAGGTAACTATGCTCCTCAATGTACATCACAACGGAAAAGAGTATAATAAGGGCGAAACGTATGCGGTAACTCCTGAAGAAGCTGCACACTTCCAATCCAATAACTTTGCAAACTAATGGGCTACACACGACGCGAGATAGGGAAAATTGTCTACGATGCTATTGAAGCAGTAGATGAGATTGTGCTGAATGGACAGGTAGAACTGGAGAAGACGAGTGCATACACGTTGACGGCTGCTGATTCTGGAAAGATTCTCCGCGTAACGGGTACGACGACGATCACCCTTCCCTCTACAGTCCTCGGACTGAGCTACAAGATTTTGAATGGGAATGCCGACGGAGTAGCTATTACCATCTCCCCTGCTGCCGCTGATAAGATTGTGGGTAACGGATTCACCGCTGCGGATGATAAGGACGCAATCAATACTGCTGCGACGGCAAAGTATGGAGATTTCTTTGAAATTTTCGGAGACGGTGCCGACGGGTGGTATGTACGCGCGGTCAAGGGAACTTGGGCACGTCAGGCGTAAATCTAGCGCCTGAGACGGCGTTCTAATACTTTGTACAATGAGCTTATCTCGAACATTTACGACGCACGTTAGTACGACTAACCTTGCGGCAGATACATACTATTACACCATCACGGGAGACCGTATTACTGGAGTAGCAGTAGAAATTGTTACCTCTGGAGGTGTTACCGTCACTTTTGAGGGTACCGTTGTCGCTTCCCCTGCCTCTGGTGACTGGGTGGATATTACCGAAGCGATGTTTTCTATGAACACGGGTGTAGGTAGTGGTAACGGCCACGGTACTGGAGCAGGTGCTGCTTCTTTTATCGACAAGACGGACATCATTACCATCAATAAGTTGATGCTCCGTGGCTTCCGTATTAAATCCGTAACGTCGGACAATACAAACGCTGTGAAGATTGTTTCTTGTGCACAGGGCGATAATATCCAAATCTCCGCATAATGTATTCTACCGTATCTCTGGTGCGCGAGGTCTCTGGCCTCCGTTCCAGTACGAAAATCAGCGATGAGAGAGTCAAAGGGAAGGTGATCCGCGCCGACGCTATGGTCGATGGGTATTTGATACAGAAATATCAGCTCCCTCTTGCCTACCGTCGGGCTGTGCAGATTACCTTTTCGGGGACGGGAACAAGTACCGCCACTCTGACACTCACTATTGGAGGAGTGGCCCACGCTCTTGCTATTACTTCAGGGCTGACGGCGAGCCAAGCCGCCGACCTTCTTCGTGCTTCTCTTGTGGAAGATACGGAGGTATATAGCCCTGATGGTATAGGGTCTGGTGCTGTGGTGACGATTATCTCCCGTTCTACGTCTACGAACCTAACAGATGCGAATACTGAGGTTACCGTGACGGGTTCCGCCGCTGGTGGGATTACTCCTTCTTTTGGGACAAAGACAGATAAGTACCCCGCTTTGATTGAGCAGTTGAGTGCGGATATTGCCGCCGCTCTTCTCTTGATGGACAATTTCGGACTTGAGGAAGAAGGTACCACTCGTGACGGCTTTGCCCGTATCGAGCTTGCAAAGCAAACCTTGAAGATGATCCAAGGCGTAGACACCCTAGAAAGCTCCCTGAGAGTGATTGATGAAGTGAGTGGGGAGGAAATAGCCTTGAGTGGTAAGCCCGTGCCTGTGGGTTATCCTAACGTTGTTTCTGACGACTCTGGGGACACCGACCCGACCTTTTCCGTCAATTCTGTATGGTAGTATACTATGCTTACAATAAGTTTTAACGCCAAGGCAGCGCTGAAAAAACTAGAGCGTACAGAAATAGGAGTAAAAAGCATGGATAAGTTTATAGGTAAGGCCGAGAAGTTTGTGAGAGCTGGTACAAAACAACAATTTGAAACAGAGGGTAGGTACATGACCTCCAGATGGGCTAGATTAAAACCTAGCTCTATTCGTGCTAGAGCGGCAAAGGGTTACGGGGGAAAACCAATTTTACAAAACACGGGGAGACTCAAAAGCAACTATTTTGTTAAATATAGGACATCTAGTATGCTTGTGTGGGGGACAGACGTACCGTATGCGAAATACCACCAACTGGGCACGTCAAAAATGAAAGCCCGCAAAATTCTTGCTATAAACAAAACAATGAGGGAAGGGTTAAAAGATATTTTTTCTCAATACATTAACGAATTGATACGATGAACGACGTTATTGATGCCCTTATACTGAAATTACAAACCGCGCTCCCTGATTGGCGCGTGTGCTACGGCCCTGCACCCCAAGAGCCGAGCGATTACATGCCGCTGATTTCCGTTGCTCCTGTGAGAAATTCTTTCCGTATTCGCGGGACAGGTGGACTCCGTACCGAAGAAATGGAGATCAATATCACCGCTATGGTCGCACTCAGAGATTACTTCGAGGACGCCGATGGGACAGAAATTGACCACCTTTCTGCTCTTGTTTTAGCGATGGAAGATAGGGACACGGATGGGAAACCGAAAGCCACGACTATTCTCGGGGCGGTAAATAACGATCTCTCCATAGGTGGCACAGTAGGGGACATTTTGGAGTTCAATATCAATTATGATACAATCCCTACGAGCCGTATAGGGTCGGCCACTCTGACTATCCTGACAACCCGAATTCTACCTAATAATTGCTAATTTCATGGCAAGAATTGAAAAAACTGTTCTCCCTGACGGGACGGAAGAGGTAGTGGTCATCCACGATAAGGATGACAAAAAGACTTCTAAGAACTAAACCGTTTTTATATGGCAAATTTTGCTCCATATTCCAATTATGGATATTTTGCCCTGATTAAGGAAACGACTGCTGGTGTGGCTGTAAAGCCGACTATCTACCAGAAGATCACGACCGAAAGTTTGATGGCTTCTTTTAATATCCAGCCAATCAATGAGATTGCTGGAGACAGAGAGAGGAATATCAAATCTATTCAGGGTTCAATCGAGATGAGCGGTGACGTTGAGTTTTTCGTTGAAGAGAAACTTATCGGTCACTGGCTCCGTTCTTTGCTTGGCGCTCCTGTTACGCAGACTGCAACAACTGGTGTGTACGCACATGAGTTTAAGGTACAGAACGAAGGAAAGACGTATACCATGGATGTACAGCCTGCTGATGCTCCATGGGTTCATCGTTTCTTTGGTGTTCGTGTGATGGGTCTTACCCTTACTAAGGAAGACAACGGTATCCTTGCCTCTGCTTCTCTAATGCCTACAAAGGCATTTATTTTGGCAAAGGTTACGACGGCTGCTAACTCTGGTACTACCTTACTGGTAGACCAGACAGAGGGGCTCACCACTTCGGATACTCTTCTCGTTCTGGATAAGGCCGACGGGTACACGACAGTCAAGGAATTGACGATCTCCTCTATCGACTCTGCAACGCAGCTCACTACGTCCACTATCGACGTCCAGCTTGATGTAGGAGACATTGTCGTAATCAAGCGTGCAACGGTGACGGACTCCTCCTATACCCAGTGCAAGCCGTTCCAGTTTTCCAACGGTACGACAATCTACGAAGGTGATGATGTGGATAATGTAACCGCTATTACCAAAGAAGACTTTGAGATCGCTCTTACAAACGACTTAGAGGCCCGCTATGGCTCTGGGTCTACGGAGGCCGCTCGGTATCCTTTCGAGGTACTCACGAAGGGCTACACCGCTACAGGTAAGATGACACGCTTCTACAATTCTGAGATGAATTTGAGCCGTCTTCGTGGGAATACTAAGGTCGGTGTACGTTATCTGTTCCAAGGTCTCTCTGCTATTACGTCTAACTCCGCACAGGCTGCTTCCTCTACATGGGGCGCATCTAACGGGTTCAGTGTAACGGCGTCCACCGCTGGAAAGGCTGGGAATGACATCAACGTGCAGCTAGTTATTAACACCTCCGACACACTCGCAGTGACGAAGAGCGGAAATAATATCATTGTGAAACTCGCGAATACGACGGCATCGAATAACACAGGGACACTGATTGCTGCTGCAATTGACGCGCTTTCTGACGTTGCTTCCGCCGCTGTAGGTACAGGTGCAACAACCTTCACCGCTGCGGAGGATAATGCAAATCTCGGGTTTAAGTCTTCGGGTACAAATGCAGTAGGTCTTGATGCAAGTCAGGTGCCATACTTGCAGGTGGACTTCGCAGATGCTCGTTACGAGCCGTTCTTCCCTTCTAACGAAGAAGACAACATTGTGCCCGAGGAAATTACTTTCACGGCGTACAAAGATCAGAGTTGCGACACTCTCGCGTATCAAAAAGGCTGGTCTACTCGTGTGCTTTTGGTGAATGGCACCTCTAGCTACTAGTTGACTAGTACAATTTGTTTCAGTAGGATTGGGGAGACATTTGTCTCCCTTTTCTTGTATCTATGCCAATAAAGAAATCCCTCTCTCTCAAAGAAGTAAAGCTTCCCTCTGGTGTTACCTGCAAAATCGGGCTGACATGGGGCGAGAAGAAGAAAATCAATAATATCTGGCTGGAGGATTTGGAGCTTGATACGGAGACAAGTAAGCCTACTGGGTCTATTCCTGCGACGATTATTCAGAAACAAAACGATTTGGCTCTTTCTCTGGCGGTGAAAGAATGGGACATGACCTACGAAGATGGGAAGCCTGTCCCTGTTACATTGGAGGAGCTTCAGGAGCTGGACGGGGAGGACGGGGACGTTTTGGAGAAGGCTATCACCGAATTGCTGAAATCAGAAAACGGGGAAGAAGTAAAAAAAGCCTAGCCCTTGCCGTTATGGGTAAAAAAGGGCATCCGTTGTATACTGAATATGTTCTTGTTAAAACATTCGGGGCGGAGATATACAATCTACCCGCCTCGACTGTTGAGACGTTTTTGGATATAATGGAAATCGAAGCAAAGGTCGCGAAAAAACGCGATAAACCTAACACCCCACAGAAATGGCAGACTCGCGGCTAGACTTGATCATAAAGGCACGGGATGAGGCAAGCGCTATCCTCAAGAAAATTCAAGGCGAACTTGGGGGGATAGATAAACAGTCTGCTACTGCAAGCCGAGGTTTAGACGGGATGCGTGACTCTCTTGCAAGTATTGGTGCTATTTCCTCCGTTGCTTTTGTCGGGATTGCAGCAGGGTTGAAAACGACTATTGATGCCTACTCTCAGGCACAAAGCTCACAGTTGGGGTTTGAAGCGACGGCAAAGAAGCTCAAAGTACCAATCGACAATTTGAATATAGCCGCGCAAAAACTAAGCGCTGATGGGCTTATCCCTTTAAGCACTGCCCAAGCTGGGATGCAAAACCTTATGCAGGCAGGATTGACGGACGTGGACAAGATCACAAAACTAATGCAGAACTTCAAAGACGAGGCTGTATTCGGGAAATCCGCAAGTATTGATCTAGCGACGGCAGTAAGTAACCTTTCTGAGTCGTACAAAACGGAAAGTTCCTCCCTTGGAAATCTCTCGGGTATTTCAGAAAACTATTCAATGGTTTTGGAGCGTGGAGCCAAACAACTTGGTAAGCGAGTTGTAGACCTAACAGAGGCAGAGCGGGCAGAGGCGAAATACCTTGGGCTGCTAGAAATCGGTGCAGTGTCAGCGGGGAATAGTGCGCTTGCCGCCGAGTCTTTATCAGGGGCACAGGCAAAAGCAAATACGGCATTTAGAGAAGCACAAATAGCCATCGGTGAAGCACTTGCTCCTGCCCTAGCAAGTCTCCTTTCAGCGGTCACCCCTATTATACAAAAGGTGACGGAGTGGGTAGAAAAAAATCCTGAACTTGTGGCGCAAATGGCAGGTCTTGCGCTGGGTGTCACTGGGTTAGGTGTTGCTATGGGAGCGCTTTCTGTTCTTATGACTCCTGCCGTCCTTGCCTTTGGTAAATTCTTGCTTATCGCAACGGCAGTCGCTGGTGCCGCTGCGATTATTAGAGAAGCCTATGAAACGAACTTCATGGGGTTACAGACAACGCTTGATACTACCGCCGCAAAGTTGCAAGAGTTTTACAATATGGCCGTAGAGAAAACACAGCAAGCCATTACCGCAATCAATACATGGTGGGCACAGGTTGCCCCTACTGTCCTCCCTATTATGCAGGAAATTCTTGCAGTAGGTCAGGCAACTTTTGACGGACTCGGACAGGTAATACAAACGGTCTACGACAATATGATAGCCCCAGTGTTTAACGCTTTCAAAAGCCTAATCGGAGAGACATTTGTACAGCAGTGGGGTGTTATTGAAGAAGCTGGGCGCACGTTTCAAGCGTGGTGGAGTGGAGTTATAAAGCCGACACTCGATGCTTTGATGTTTGCATGGGAAACGGACTTCATGGGTATACGCACCATTATACAAACGACGTTTGATTTTATAACGTCGTTTATTGGCGCTCAGATGGAGCTTGTCCTTGGTATTTTGAAATCAGCCATGCAGTTTGCTACGGGGGTGATGAAATCAGCCTTGATGCTTCTACGGGGAGATTGGAAAGGCGCGTGGGATAATATGCTCATGACTCTTGGTACTGTGTGGAATACTATTGTTTCCACGTTGAAAGGCTTTCTCGATACGCTCCTGGGATTTGTAGGAACATCGACAGACGGAATTGTGCAGGCTTTTGCAAACGGCTGGAATAGCGTCATGGGAACCGTTGGGGACTGGTGGAATAATATGGCTTCGTTTTTTACAGGCTTATATTCCACCATGGTAGGGTTTGGGGAAAACATAATAAAAGGACTTATTGACGGTATGAAAAATATGGCAGGTGCGGCCGTCTCTATGGCGAGCAATATCGCTTCTAGTGTTTCCCG